GGGTTGTCCAGAGGCAGTTGCTCAATCTGAAACTCTCGTACGTCCTTGCTGATAGCACGTAGTTCGTCCATGTCCGTAGTAGACCTTGCAGTCGCTGCTTGGTCCGTTAGGCCTGCTGCTTCTGCTGCTTGAGCTACCTGCTCTTGAAAAACACCTAGTTGAGCCTGTGCTGCTCCTTGTGCTTGCAAATCACGAGCTGCTTTTGCGTACTTCACAGCATTTTCCATGTCGCCCTGCTCTTGATAAAACTTAGCTAACTGAGCTAAACCTTCTGGAGTATTGGGGTCCATCTCAGACAACTGTTGTTTCTGTGTTTGAATCTGCTCTTGCTTCCTAAGTTGTTGAGGCAGTGTCGCTGCACCACCAACAGCAGACAACAGTCCACCTTGGACAGAACCCATAGGGCTTGCCATCTGTCTTAAAAATTCTTGTGAAAACTTAGCCATGTTTAGTCTCCAAATCCAAATAGTCCACCAAGACCACCAAGTATGTCTTCAATTATGTTACCACCTGAGCCGCCGTCTTGAGGAACGCTGAAGGCCTTGTTTAACATAGTTCCGCCTACTTGACCCAAGAGGTTAGCCCTAGCACGTTCCATAAGAAGTTGTTGCTCAAGGCCCGACATAGCCGTTTCACCAAAGAGACCAGCACCGTACTGCTGAAGTCCTGATTGAAACTCAGCCAATTGTTGAGACGGTTGAGTAGCAGCAAGTAGTTGTCCTTGAGGTAGGTAACTAGCGCCCAACATTTGTTGACCCAGAGCAGCCTGCTGCATTTGCTCTGCTTGAGCCTGTTGCATGGCCTGTACAGCGGCTGTGTTCTGTGCCTCTTCCTGAGCCTTAGCCAACGCCAGTTGCTCTGGAGTACCACCAAACTGTGCTGTTTGTACACCCAAACGGCCTTGAGATGCCAAACGCTCTTCCAAGGCTAAACGCTGTCGTTGCTCTTCAGGGGTCTGTACAGCCCGTAGACGTTCAAAGATCTCTTGTTCACGTCCTGTAGTTGGCTGTTGTGCCTGCTCAAAGAACTGCCCTGCTCCACCAAACAACTGTTGCTGCATGGCTTGTTCTTGAGGAGACAAACCCATAGTTGTTGTAAACTGTCCAGTAGTAGGATCAATTTGTGTACCAAACTGTCCTCCAGTAGCAGTAGTGACTGTAAACGGCCTAAACTGAGTCTGATCTAGACCCATCTGGGCAATGTCTAAGGCTCCCGGTACTTCACGTCCACGGACAGTAGTGCCAACTAGAGCTTCTTCGCCAATGTCCGATAGTCTATTATATTCTTCAGCGGTCAGCAAACCACCAAGAAACCCCGGTATAGCGACCTCTGGTTGTAATAAATAATCTAAAAGGCTCATTCATATTCTCCTAGTTAAAGCAACTTACCTATTAAGGCCATTACGTTAATCTCCTGTAGTGATAATTGAGACCCGTCAATATCGGCCTCTAGTCCAACTACTATACTTGTGCCATATCCTGTGGCGTTTAAACTTTTCTGGTTTGTCAAAGCACCACCAGTAAACTCTACGGCAGTATACTCACTTACACCAAAGAAACCAGTAATCTGGTCACCTACTGTAAATTCTGCTGTTGCGTACGAACTCTTGAAGTCATAAGCCCACTTAAGGAATACTGTTGCGTTGTTTGCACCAACCAGTGTCGGCTTCAACTTCTTCAATATCTTGATTCTAGAGCTATCACCAAAAGTTAGGCTTGGGCTGTAGTACTTAAAGCGGTAAGGGCTTCCGTCGTCTTGGTAGCCTTCGTACTCGCTGATTCCCTTAGACGTTCCAATGAGCAACGTACCGTCTTCTTGTCTTGTGTACGAAGTAAACCCTGTAGACACCCAACGTGTTACACGGTATGACCCATTTTCTGTTGTTCCTCGAACGTCGAAGCAGTAGGTTACGTCCTGACCTACAAAAGTCAACAGGTAAAAACCTTCTTCTGGACTATAGACAGACCTAAAGAACTGATTTTCTGTCTGTAGCGCACCAATGATGTCCTTGGTGATGTTTCCTGACAAACTACTGATAGGTAGGGACTTCTCTTGTATTGTCCTACCGAAGCTTTTGAGTCCGGTATGTGACAAGAATAGCACGTCTGTGCCTGTGTACTGCACAGTATCTCTGTCTACGCAACCTACGCCAGCTACAGTGTCAGCCAATGTCATACTTGCGGGGGCCTCTGCACCTTGATACGCCACAATGCTGTGCTTACCAAAGATAATCAGAAGGCCGTTATGTGCGGCTAACGCAACAATCTCGTCGTATCCATCAGGCCATACCTTGGAGATATCAATAGAGCCGCTAGTGCCACCCGTCCAGTTTTGTCCGATCAGTAGGTCAGACCAAAAAACAGTAGACTTGTTATCGCTAATATCAGCACACCAGAGGCGACCATAAGCAGACAACACTTCATTGGCTTTTGGAATGTCCGCTACTGCTGACGCACCTGTAACAGTACTTAGTTTGACAACAGAGCCACTTGTGTTGTTGTACACTAACGGTTCGTATGTTCTCTGGAAGAAATAGGTGTTGTCGTTAAAGTTAACCATCTTCCAGTTGTCAGCGGTAATTGTGTAACTGCCGGGAGTCTCGTCAGCTAACGTAGTTGTACCACTGATAATCTTGTTGTTGCCCACAGAAAAAACCTTAGTGTTTCCTGCGTTGTCCTTGAACTCTTTTATGGCCCGTATAGAGTCAGACCCAAGGACAGTCTTGTTAGTCGTAATTACGTCGTGGCCCTTACGTGCAGCAATACGACCACGCTTGTCAATCACAGCGTTGTCTGCGATTTCAGCAAAGGATGGGTCCTGTGCCAACGGCGAGTCTTCGGTGTTAACACCTTTGAACGCCGGGGCAACTAAGTTAATGCTACGTAATTCTTGTGCCATATTAAATAGTCCTAAATACCATTTCTTCAGGATGCTTTGCAGCGTCTATAGCAATAGCGTCAGACAGGAACTTGTCAGCAATAGCAAAGTACTCAGCAGTAGAAGTACCGCCTGTCTCGCCACGCTCACGAGCCAACAAAGCTACCGCAAGGTGGACTACAGGCATCGCTGGTACAAGTAGCACGTCTGTGTTGCTAGTCAAGTCAGCCTGCCGCTTAATTACGTCAAACCGCAAGCTGTAGACACCGTCTGGTGTTGGACTAACGAGTACTTGCGTGTCACCACTAGAGTCCAAACCGCTGTATGTGTAGTACCGTGGTGCGCCTTCTACTGCTTCATTAATATACAACTGCTCGTTAAACCAGTCTTTAGTTTGGTAACCCATGAAGCAGTTTTGTGTGTCATTAATTACTGACATAACTTTTACATTGTCGTCAGCGCCTGTCAAAGAGTAACTGTTGTCGGAAGCAGTAGTAGTTACAACAATAGTTTCACGCAAGGCAGACCAATCGTTAGACTCTTCTACTATCTTCTTAGCGTCATTAATATAATCACTAACCATTTTGCTGTACGTGTTGGCAGTAACTGTAGTAACTTCGTCTTCTCGAAGTCTACGCAACACGTTGTTCATTAGGTTAAGATATGTCATGCTAACATTCCTCGTCTGCGGGTCCGCATTAATAATTGTTGTGCTTCTTCGTTGTAGTCTACTGCTGGTGTTTTAATAGCAAGCTGAGGTGCTTCTCTAGGACGGTACGTAATTCCTTTCATAAACTCTTCATAAGGTGCTCTAGTAGGAGCAGCAGGAGCAGCAAACATGCCTCCAGCAGCTAAGGCAGTTAGTACGTTTCCGCCCATGATCTGTTGTTGTAACGCTTGTTGTTCTTCACCATACATTCTTTCGAAGTCAGCTTGACGTGTTAGTATTTCTTCACGTTGTTGTTCACCAAGCCCTAACCGAACATCCGTACTTTGTGCATATTGAGCAAACGCCTCGGACTGACTAATTTGTCCCTGTCGAAGTGCTTCAATATTTACATTAGTTCCTTCAAACAACTCCTCAACATTTTCATCCTGAGCTTGAAACTGAGCAAACATATCAGAGCTTAGTTGAGTAATGTCTGCGTTAGCGGCAATAAGAGCTTGTTGTAAATTTTGTCGTTGTTGTGCTGCTTCAGAAAAACCAAAACCAGTAAACGCCTGTAAATCACTAATGTCTTGACTTAAGTTTTGTTGTACTGTGGTTAAGTTAAGACCAAGAGACGATAGTTGGTTTTCTAAAGCTCCTGTTTGTGAAGACATTTCTTGTAGTATTGCTGCGTCACCACCTGTGATTTCCGCTAACAATCTTGCTTCAGCTTCGTCCAACTCTACAGCTTGTCCTTGAGACTGAAGTTGTAGTGCGTTGTACAAACCCTGTTCAATTCTTAGTCTGTCTTGTTGTGCTTGAGAAAGACCCGTTGTTATTTGTTCTCCTAAACGGGCCTCTACATCAGTAATGTTAAAACCTAGATCGCTTAGCTGTTGTTGTAATCCGCCTGTTTGAGTAGAAAGTTCTTGTAATATTGCAGCATCGCCACCTGTAATTTCTGCAAGTAAACGTGCTTCTGATTCAGTAAGCGCCCTTAGTTGACCTTGCGCTTGTAAAGCTAAAGCATCTTGTAAACTCTGCTCAATTCTAATACGATCTTGCTCAGCTTGCGTTAGCTGTTGTCCTACGGTCTGTTCAAATTCGTCAAAGCGTCCTGCTACGTCTTCCTGTAAAGAGATAAGATCAGTACCAAGCATCTCTAGCTCACCACTGAGTCCACCTTCTACTGCTGCAAGAGACTGAATGAAAGAAGCCTCAAGTCCTGTAATACTAGCTAGGAATTCTGCTTCTTGATTGCTAAACTGTGTAGCAATACCATTAACAGCATCGTCAAA